TATTTTCCTATAAAAAGTTATAATAAGAAGACAAAAAAAATTGAATATATAATTCCTACTAAAATTCTAAATACTCAAAAATTACACTGTTATAGAATAAGAACAAAATTAGGAAAATCCATAATTATTAGTAAAGATACCAAACTTTTAAAAAATGGTAAATGGGTAAAAGCAAAAAAAATTAAATTAGGCGACAAAATATTTGTTGATAAGCCATCTTTCATATTAAAGAACAACGGTTTGTAGAAAAATTAATTAGAGAAGGAGAAGCGTATTATGATAAAGAAAAAAAAGAATTCAAACTACGATGAAGTAATAGAAATAGAAGATTTAGGGTTTTTACAAACTTATGATTTTGTAATTCCAAAAACTCATTGTTTTTTCGCTAATGGAATTCTTGTTCATAATTCGCTTGAGCAAATGGCAGATAAAATTTTGTTTATATATAAAACTCTTACAAAAGAAGAAGGAAATGTTAAAGAAGAATATTTTATAAATGTAGCCAAGAATAGGCAAGGCAAAACATTACAACAAAAAGTGCTCTACGAAGGACAATTTTATCGTTTTAGAGATGTTGTTTTTTCACCAATAGAAACTAATATAAAGAATAAACTTCTTGAAACTTTTGATGGTCAAGAATTATAAAAAGGCAAAGGTTGAGGCAGATTAGGGAAAAAATCTGGCATACCCCCTCAAAATATGCCTTTTTTGGGCAAAGGGAGCCCAAGGCTGGGTTTTTGGGTAAAAGTAGGGGGGATATCGGGTGAATGCAAATTTGGGCTATTTCCAGCGAAACTTGGGGCAAATGAGAAAAACATGTAGTAAGATGTAGTAAGATGTAGTAGTGAAGCAAAAGGCAAGTTAAAAGTAGGTATGCGGGTAAAGACGGCACTTAATAGATTTGGCATAGTTGATGTATGTTGTTGCAAGTATTGTATTGTTGTAGTTGTTGTATTGTTGTAGTTGTTGTATTGTTGTAGTTGATGTATGTGTTGTATTTTAATGTAATTTTGGCAAGAAATACAACACTTACAACAAATACATCAAAACATCAAAAAACGATAGGGGGAAGATAGATTAAAACTTTTTGAGGAGATAAGGAGGTTGATAAGGAATGGAAGAGAAAACATATAGGGCACAGAATCTTTACGAATGCGCATATTTGATGGCTAAGGGTTTTATGCTACAGGGCAAAGAGAGAAACGGAAATAAGATTACCCTTCTATTTGAAGGTAGCCCAGAAATTAACCAAGAGGTAATGCGCTTTTATAATGGGGCTAAAATTGAGGCGAAAAAATATTCAGATTGCTATAGAACACTAAAAGATTATATTTTTGAAAGATAAGGAAAGGAGGAGATATGATGCTCATTAGCGAAGCAAAAGGCAAGTTAAAAGTAGGTATGCGGGTAAGGACAACTGGAAGTGCTACTGGACTCTGTCGTGAATATTTCAGTTTTGATTATGTGGAAGGAGTAATTGGGGAAATTCAATATTGTAGATTTTATGTATGGCAAAATGAACACGATGGAAGTATGGGCAAGATTCCTGTCAAAGGTTTTAAATACAGTTGGCAAGTTGATTTTACCAGTCCAGGCACAATAGAAATCCTATCAGAAGGAGGAGAAGAAATGACTAAAAAGGTATAGGAAGTGTTGGTAGTAGATAAAACAAAAGATGAGATAATTGTCAGAGAGTTAGTGATTGACGGCGATGAAAAATCTGCCTGCTCAAAAGTCATTTTTGCGGATAAATTAAAAGGCCTTATCTTTGATAACCTCGCTTATATTGTCAAAGAACTTGGGGCGTATGAGAAGAAGGAGAAATGAAGATATTGAATTTGTATGCAGGTATTGGGGGAAATCGCAAACTTTGGGGCGATGAACACGATATTACCGCAGTTGAGATAGACCCTGAAATAGCCAAGATATACCGGCAGTTTTTTCCTAAAGATAAAATGATTATAACTGAGGCCCATCAATATCTGTTAGAGCATTTCAAAGAATATGAGTTTATATGGAGCAGCCCGCCTTGCCCAAGCCATAGCGTGTGTAGTCATTTCTTAAAAGGGCAAGGCATTATTCGTTACCCAGACCAATCATTATGGCAAGAAATTATTTTATTAAAGTATTTTTTCAAAGGTAAGTATTGTGTAGAAAATACTAAAAGTTATTATGAGCCACTATACCCTCCCCAAGTGATAGGTAGACATTACTTCTGGACTAATTTTAAAATTAAACCAATTAAAGTTGATTATCAAATCGGCACAATGAATAGGCAAGCGTCAAAAGAAAAACAACACAAAGCCATTATAAGAGAGGCACAAATACCAGAGTTTTTAACTCTTTTAGAGTTAAAAGATTTTAATTTGCCCAATAAAAGACAAGTGTTGAGAAATTGTGTTTTACCAAGAATAGGTCTCCATATCCTCAACGAAAGCGAAAGAGATATACAGTCGGAGTTATTCCTTGCGCCGTTGACGGATTTAAGGAGAAGTAAATGAGAAAGGGGTGGCTTGTGGCTCCTTGCCAATTTCTATGGGGGCTTCCGCAAGGACGGCCCGAAACTTGCAGGTATCATAGTAACCTGCCAAGCCGCCCTGACATAAATAAGGGGAAATCCTAAATGCAAATTATCACTAAAAAATGGCTTGAGAAACAAAAAGCCTGCCAGGAAGGAATTGATTGGTTTATTCAAGAGGTAAAAGGCAACAATATGGCTGGAGATTTACTCGTAGATAAACTAATCAGAGAAAATAAATCGGGCTGGGCAAATTGGCTCATCGTAAGAGTTATGTCGTATAAACAACGTGTTTCTTATGCGGTTTTCGCAGCAGAACAAGTAATTGATATTTTTGAGAAACAATATCCTGATGATAAACGCCCAAGACAAGCGATTGAAGTAGCGAAAAAGTGCATAGAAAATCCAAGTAAGGAAAATAGAAAGGCTGCCAATGCTGCTGTCTATGTTGCTGCCAGTGTTGCTGCCAGTGTTGCTACCAATGTTACTGCCAATGCTGTTGCCAATGCTGCCGATGCTGCTACTTATGCTGCCTATGCTGCTATGTTTGCTACCAATGCTGCTGCCAATGCTAAAAATGCTGCCTCTTTTGCTACCGATGCTGCTTTTGCTGCCGGTGCTGCTATCGTTATTGCCTATGCTACTGCCTCTTTTATGAAAAAGAAGATTTTGGAATATGGATTAAAATTGTTAAAAGATGAAGGAATATAAGGAGAACAAATGGACACCAAGCTATTAGCCAGAAAAATCCTGGCCAGCGGAGATTTAGAGAAAGAAACCTATACACTTAATGACTTATTCAAAATTCGGGATGCTTTGAATATTTTAGACGCCTATGGCTTTGCTGACCAAGATTTGCTAAAAGAGGTTAAGTTGTTTATTGCGCAGATGTATGACCCTGTCAATTTGGGGTAATAAAGAAAGGAGTTAATATGCCTAGGGATAATTTTTTAGTAAGGCACGGAGAATTAGAAATCGTATCGGTAGAAAAAGTTGAAGGCCAGAAACTCCCCCATAAGGTTTTAGCGGAAGGGGAAAAATTAGGGAATAAGCACGAGGTTATCGGGGACGCTGATTTATATGAAAAAGATGGCGTGCTTTATTTATCGGCTAATGAAGAAGTAGAGATAATCCATCCTGACCACAATACTATTAAATTGCCCAAAGGCAATTACCGTATTGATGTGCAAAGGGAATATGTTATTGGGGATGATAAATACCGAAAGGTTGTTGACTAATGCCAAAAATTAAAAAATTAACCCAAGAACAAGAAAGAGGTATTATTGAATGGCGAGAATATTGCCTAAAAATAGGCAAGGATACCTCTCCTGTAAATAAAGAATTAACAGAAAAATCTTGGAAAAAGTTTTATCAAATCTTAAAAAAGGAAGAACCGTCGTTTTGGTATTGTCAAAGCCCTTTGCAAGCCCAAATTATTATAAATATTTTTCCAGAAATTGTTAAGATGCTCAATATAAGAAATAAGAAGATTAACATTGGGGATAACATCTGGGATAACATTAGGGCTAACATCGTGGATAACACCTGGGAGAACATTAGGGATAACATTGGGACTAACATCGAGAAGAACATTGGGTCTAACATCAGGGATAATATCAAGGAAAAAATCTGGGATGATATTGGGGAGAATATTGGGGAGAACATTGAAGAGAACATCAAGGATAATATTGAGGCTAACATCGGGAATGACATCAAGGATAATATTGAGGCTAACATTTGGGATAACATCTGTGATAATATTGGAATTAACATTTGGGAGAACATTAGGGATAACATCAGGGAGAAAATCTGGGATAACATCGGGAAGAACAGTGGGGCTAACATCAGGGATAACATCAAAGAGAACATTGGGACTAATATCGGGAATGACATCATAGAGAATTTCAGGACTAACATCGTGGCTAACATCAAGACCCCGATATTATCCCAGACGTTAGATAACTTTAGGGCTAATATCGGATATAACATCAGGGATAACATTGGAGAGAAAATCTGGGATGATATTGGGGAGAATATCTGGGTTAACATTAGGACTAACATCAAGGATAACATCTGGGAGAGCATTGAAGAAAACATCGAGGCTAACATCGGGGATAATATCAAGATTAACATCAAAGAGAAAATCTGTGATAATATCGAAGATAACATTTGGGTTAACATCTGGAGGGGCATCTGGGATAACATCTGGACTAACATCAAGACTAACATCTGGGATGACATTGGGGAGAATATTGGGACTAACATCAGGGATATGAAGTTGAATTGGATTAACACTTATTCTTGGTGTCAACACGATATAAATTGGATAGGTTATTATAAATATTTTGAAAAATATGGTTTATTGCCCTATGATAAAAATTTTGAGATTTTCAATATCTGGTATGATTTAGCCTGCTCTTGCGGATGGTGTTATACATTTGAAAATATGGTTTTTGTATGCGAGAAACCTTGTAAGATATTTCTAAATAATAAGGGTCAATTACACAAGGATATGGGTTTAGCATTAGAATATTCTGATGGATATGGATTATATATGTTGAATGGCGTCAGGGTTAATAAAGAAATAGTGATGACCCCGTCTGAAAAACTTAACCCCGAATTATTGCTAAAAGAGGAGAACGCCGAGGTCAGAAAAGAGATAATCCGCAAAGTCGGGATGAGTATTCTGCTTAAGAAACTAAATGCAAAATTGCTGGATACTTGGCGGGAATATGAACTTTACAGAATAGAGAATATTGATATAGAGCCAGTGCATATTTTGAAGATGCGCTGCCCCAGCAAGGATTTGATATATACCCTGCGTATCCCTCCAGAGATAAATAAAGCATACGAGGCAAGGGTCTGGATAAGCAACGGCAAAAAGCCAGAGGATTTTTTGGTAGAGGCGTGAAGATGATACATATTGAACATCTTATCAGGACTGATGAATATTGCTTAACTGACGATGAGGGCAGGAAAATCTATGTTGCTGTGGAAAATGGGCATTTGATAACATTGAACCGAGGGCAAAGAGAGCAAAGAGGGGATTGTTGTTTCAAGTTCATAAAATCTACGCCAGAGGTAGTTAAGGCAATAGGCGAGATGTTTGTTGAGGCAAGTAAGTTAGTGGAAGATAAAAAATGTTAACCAGCCTTCTCTCTGACCTAAAGACCATCAACCCCTTCATCCTTTTATTCGGGATAACCCTCTGCCTATATTTAGCCTTCAGAAATGATAAACCTGCTGATTAAAATTATGGACTTGGTCTTTAGCGGGTATTCTTCCTGGGTAAACTCCCAAGATACCCCCAGGACACTTACCGCAGAGATTTTTGGCATCTGGATGATATACCAGTTTGTCCTGCACTTGTGGCTGGGATTTAAGATATGGGGATGGGTGAAAAGGAAATATGCTAAAATACTTTAAACTTTTCTTTGTCTTGGTATGGTTCTGGAAGGAGGTAAGCGATGAGGGTATTTTTACCTGTGTTAAGCGTGTTTTTGCTGGCGGGGTGTTGCTGTAGCCCAGATTACCCTATACTGATTGAAAGTCCCGAAATAGAAAGGCAAAGACGCATAATATCCTTGCAAGAACATCTTCTTCAACAACAAATATATCTTATGGAAAAGCAGATAGAAAGGGAAATAACACTAAAGCAATATCCCTCTCCAAAATAACCGCTTATTTTATTGAGGAGAATTTATAAGGGCGGGCAGTCTTACAGGCACACCCCAGCCAGATAAGCCTACGGTTAAAAACTTTAGGGTATAATCGGCACTGGCAAAGAGGGCAGATTTTCGGGGTAGGGCTTTCAGGCTCGTCAGGGTTAATGATTTTGGAGGGCTTATTTACCCGTTTAAGGAAAGACTTATCGCTTGTTACTATCTGTCCCATCAGAAGACTTCCTGGCTTCCAATTTCTCCAGGCACCAGGAAAAAATAATGGTAACTAATACACCCAATAAGAACCCAGCAAAGATTTTCATAATAGCAAGGGTAAAGTGGCGACAGTAAAGAAGCCACGGCCTCCTTCTTCCAGCCAATCAGTTCCTATTGCCTCTGACCAGATGGTTACCAATGCGCTTAAAATCAGGCACCTTGCCCCAAAGCCCAGCCAATGGCCGGTTGCCCAAGCCATAGGAAGGGCGGCAAAGCCATAGAAGAAACCGGTCAGTATCCAGTCCCAAAATTTGACATCCTCGTCTTCAGCCTTCCAGTAGGTAGTCATCGCTGCCCACAATAGGCCAAAATGGGCAAGGTAAGCCCACCACGGTGCTTTTAGCCCTAAAACCAGTAGATATGCTGTTGCCACAAGAGGCACCCCGCAATCCCGCCATTTTGTGCCTAAAGAGGTTCCGCCCATCCGATAACAACAGGCAGAAGCAATACTAAATACTAACCACCAGAGTATATTCATCTTGGTATCGGCCTCCTTAAAATCCTGTATTTCCAGAAGTTCAGGATTATGTATTTGATTATTATTAGGTATCCTTTTATTTTCGGTGCCATACCAGACCCACTTTCCAGAGGCGGATAAGCGTTACAGGGATGTCTTTAGGGTCGGCATTGACTACTGTCCCCACAGAGCCGTATGTTGGGCGATCTTTGGCGCAACTTGCGTATCCTTTAGTCTTGCCCTTCTCATAGGCAATCCAGGGGCCGCCGACTACGATTACCAATACCAGAAGCACGGATACGGTGCGCTTGATGGCGTGCCAGGTGGCATCCACGACTACTTTGCCTTCTATCATTTTTTCTTCTCCTTTATCTCAAGCAAGACCTCAATAATGCGGTCGGTCTTTTTATCAATCTGCTCTACCTTCTGATTGATATTCTCCTGCTGGGTCTTGGTAATCTCTATCTTCTTGTCAAGTTCCTTGTTGTCCTTTTTTAAGTCTTTCAACTCATTCTCCGCAGAGGCGGTGATTTCCTTAACCTCAATCTTTAACTCATCCACTTTAGATTTGGTCTGCTCCGCCTGCACTTGAAAACGTGCCCAGGAGGCAATCATCCCTACGGCAATAGTGATTATCGGAATATAGACCAAGAACCCTTTTATTCCGTTTTTATTTTTCATCCGCTTTTTTCTCTTTGGTAACGACATAGGAAACTATTGCTCCGATTAGCCCACCAGAAGCAGTCAATATCAGGGTTAAGTTAGGAAAGAACTCTTTTGCCGCCAGCAAAGACGCTGTAATCCCTGCGCCCACAATAGACACCCAAGCGATTATCTTGTTATTTCGGCTCATTTTCACCTCCGTTTTCAATTTTTGCCCTGTCATCCCGCTTAAAATAATCATCAGCAATTTCCCGAACTATTAAGGCAAATGCGCCTAACAGGGCTACATAGGTCTCTACCTCAATTATCTTCCTTAATAAGGCAATAGTCAAGCCTAACATTATCAGGCAATAGGAAGTAGAAAAAACCACCGTCAGATACCATCTTCCCGACGATAACTTTTGCATTATGGGCTTGAGGATTTCCAGGTTCATTTGTCCTCCTTTAGTTTTGCCTCTTTAATGCTCTCCTTAATCTCGTTTATGTATTCCAACAAGGTATTCTGCATCTGATAACTTACATCCAGTATCTTTACCAGGCTCTCCATCTCGTTGAGCCTCCAGAGAATCCGCTTGGCGTTGTGTATCTCCACATAAATCAAATCATCCGTTCCACTCATCTCTTTCCTCTGCGGTGGGGGGCCTTTCTTTTTTGCATTCTCTACAGACATAAAAAAAACCGATAAAATCTCCTTTAACATATTTCTTTTCTACGGTTACTTCTTTATGCTTACAGGGTTTTTTGACGCCTTTCTCCTTATTTCTTAAACCACTCCACTATTATCGCAAGCGCTATTGCAGAAACCAGCACCCACAACGCCTTCATCTGGGTAGTTGCTCCTTCAAGCCTGGTAATCCTCTCCCTGAAGGATGGAGACTCGTCAAGGTGCCTGTCATATAGAAGGCATTTTTCATCTATCTTATTTTTTATGTAGAATATGTCTTTTCTGATTTCCGCAATAAATACCTTGACTTCTTCATCATTCATTTTAATTTTCCCTTCGCTGTGTCAAGCCCGTTCCTGATGGCGAATATATCTTCAAATATCTCCAAATCCTGCAATTTATCAATTACCGCAAGCACGGTCTTATTCCTCATTAACTCCGCATCCTCTTGCCTGCCGTAGGTTGTTACCAAGACAATATAGGAGTTGGGGGCAAGGTTTTTTATTTTTGATATTTGCTCAAAACTGTCCCCGTCGGTAAACATCCTGTCCAGAACGATAAAATCAAAGTGCTGCCCCTTGATTTTTTCATAACACTCTGTCAGGGTAGAGGCGCACTCTATGACCCTTGATATATTGGCAAGCCTTTTCTTAAAAACATACATCCAGCTATCTTCATCCTCGGCTATAAGCGTTTTATCCACCAAAGGTTTATTCCTTACGGTTAAACGCCTTTCTGGGCCGTCATATTGCATAATTATAATTTCTCCAAGGTATAGTCTTTAACTCCATCCCGCATCTAATAACCTTTTATATCAGTTAAGGATTTTCCGCATTAAGCCTTTCCTTGCGCCTAATCCAGGTATCTCTTTCTTCTTCCAGGCTGTCTATCTGCCTGGTAAGGTTAATAATAGCCTCTTCAATTCTCTCCTCGGTATATTCCGTGGTGGTCATCGTTACTTCCTGTATCTTCCTGACATCTTTTTCATCTGGCATATTAGCCTCCTGATTATTTAACTGTTTCTGTCCTTGAGCCTAAAGAGTCTTTCTGCAAATGCACGCCGCATTGAGTAATATAAACATCGTCAGCATATTCTGTTCCGCCGGTTGCGGCTATTCTTGTTATGCGGCATCTTATCTGCGCCCCAACAAGATAGTCTGTAAATGTCAAATTGCCTAAATCAAGGTATAGGTTAGTCAAGGCAGCGGTTCCTGTCGGTATAGTGTATTCGGCAGTTAATGTGGACTCAACCCAAGCCTCATTCGTATCGGCATAAGCAAAGACCACGGTAAATTTAGCGTATCTATTTGCGCCTGTGCTTTGCGCAGTTTTAATAGTAAAATGCAAGTGTGCGTCCCCTGCCGTCCCTTGAGACCACCAATGAGGAAGTTCATTAGCACCACAGTCTATATAATCGTTTACGCTAAAAGCATAGGCACTGGTATTGGTAGTAAATGTTTCCCAGGTAGGAAAATTAGCCCCTGGGACTTTTCCAGCGGCTATATTAAATTGTAAATCATCATACACAACTGGGCTTATGTAAGGCGTTTTTCCTGTGGGCGAGGTAATTGTTAATTGACCGGTAGAATCAACATCAAGGTCAGTTTTAGTGGTAGCCGAGCCATTTGAGTCGTTATAGGTAAGCCTTAAACATCCGCCCGTAGCAGAGTTGACTTCTAAACTCTTATCAGGGGCAGTAGTCCCTATACCAACCCTGTCATTACCCGCATCCACATAAAAAAGAGATGTATTTGTATCCCCTTCTATTACCGTATCGGCATCTGCCCCTGTATCGTTTATTCTTACGCCACCGACAGCATTTAAAGATAAAAGTCCCGCCGAACTGACTAAAAAGTCAGTATAATATGTGGCACTGCCGTTAGAATCGTTATAAGTGAGCCTTAAACAGTTCCCGCTTGAATCATTTATCTCCGTTTCTCTGTCGGGAGCAGTCGTCATTATGCCTATCCGACCACTATCCAATACTCTTAATCTTTCCGCCCTTGAAGCTGTTGTGCTTCCGATGGGAGTTGTCGCAAAGACCAAATGTCCGCCCTGATTTGTCGAGCTAAAGTTTTCAGCCGCATAGCCGTTGATGGCGACAGGATTGACTAATGTTCCAGAAGCGTCCGAGGCACCGCCCAATATTAACCATCCAAGCCTATCCCCACTTGCCATCGCCGCACCATCGTTGCTATAACAATTCACACCAGACCCCGAAGTTGAACTGCTTGCCGCCGTGCTGACGAACCTTACAAGTTGATTTACCGTTGAAGTCATATCAAGCGGCACAGTTGGCGTTACATTCAGGCCGATTCTTTTATTGGTAGAATCAAATGTAACGAAGTTAGTCCCGTCCGCTTGAGCTATATTGATGGCGGTGGTGGAATTAGCGGAGGGTTTAATATCGCCGCCCGATGTAATTACAAGATTGGCGAAGGTAGGACTTGAAGTAGTAGCTACCGTCTGGTTCTGACCATCAAGATATGCCCATTCGGAAGTATCAAGGGTATTAGCACCTATAGTAACTCCAAGAAGTGTTACATTCCCTGCGGTATATGATGCCCCCCTACCACATACCGTATTAAGCGTATCAGATTCGGCAGTAAGATAAGTAGAACTATCAAGAGAACCATCGCCTTTAATAAATTGTGATGATGCCCCTATGCCGGTTGATGTAAGTTGTTGCGAATTATCAGTAAAGACTACTTTTGAAGCAGTAAGACCCGAGTCAATTATCTGACTAAAAGTGCCTGTTCCGTTGACATCTAATATTGTTGCGGGATTATTTTTTCCTATACCGACCCTGTCATTACCGGCGTCTAAATAAACAAGGTTTGCGTTAGTGTCGCCTTCAAATCTTGTATCGCTGTCGTTCCCATCTTCATTTACTATTAACCCGCCGCCTAAAGAATTATAAACATCGCCTGTTAAGTAAAGCCCCCACTTCGTTGTCCCTTTCGCTATATTCCCATAGAATCCATAGGTGGTTGTAGGGTCATTAGCTCCTGCAAAATCAGCATAATAACCATAAGCAGTCGTAATAGTCCCGTTATTAAGTAACTGCATCCTGTCCCCGTAAAATGTTGTAATAGTTCCTGTATTTATGGCAGAACCAAAAATGGTATCTGCAGTTGTTACTGTCCCAGAAACTGTAAGTATAGGATTAAGCGACCTTGCCTGGGTTGCCGTTCCGCTGCTTAAACTGGCTAAATACTGACAGCCAGTTAAAGAATTAAGGTTAGATGATGCAGTCGCTGACCCATAAAAGCCGTAAACATTTATTGTCCTATTATTCTTATCGCCTGTCCATTCTACCGTGCTTTCTAAAGGCACCATATTTGTCGTTCCTGAAAGCGTGGAAGAATTTACAAGATTAAAACTGCCAAGTTCGGTAGTCCCGCTACCTGCGTCCTGATAGACATTAAACTTAGTCCCTGAAGTAGGAGTGCTGGTTCCTATCAAAACAGCATCAGAACTCGCATCAAGGAAGAAAAGGTTAGCGTCGGTATCCCCTTCCATCCTGACATCGGCAGTGGATACTCCGGCATCATTGATTATGATAGAGCCATCGTTACCGATGGTCATTCTTGTAACAGCCGTTGCAGTGCCATCAGGAGTAGTAAGAAAGGATAACTTTCCTGGCACATCTCCAACTCCACCTGCTCCGTCTAATGTTGCTTTTATGCTTGCTACGGAATTATAGTCAGTCCCATCATAAGCATCAAAATTAAGGCCGCCTATGATATCGCCTGAAGAAGGAACAGTTTTTGAAGCGGTGGTTCCTCTTGCTCTCCAGAAGTTATTGGTTGGGCCAGAAGTATTATCATTATTCACTACCTCCATAGTAAAGAGGCCTGTATTACTGGTTGTTTCTCTGTATAGATGAAATAACCTTTGAGGAGAATTTGTGCCGACACCAACACTATCGGTAGAGGTGGTAAGTCTTACTACCGTGCCATCATCTGTCCAGCCCAGTGAACTGGCTGGCGCATAATTTAATTCTACAATTCCGCCGGTAACCGCTTCTATGCCGTTATTAGGGACTAAAATCTGGTAGGGATAAGCAGATAAACTGCCATCCAGTTCTTGAATATTAAGGGGGACTGGGCTGGGTTCTTGGGCAAAGCATAAGGCAGGGATTAAAAGTAGGATTAACAGCAATCTTTTCATTATGTTGCCGCAAGATAGACTAACACTAATGCAATACTAATATTAGAGTCAATTTGTATCGGGTTGCTTGTCCAAATATTAACCATAAATCCCCCCTTATCAAAAATCCATACTAAATAACCCTGCCCAACTCAATTTCCCGCTCTAATGAGCCAGGAGGAGACAACTCTTGTCCTGTTAAAGTCTCATAGGTAGCCTTCTCGTATGGTTCAGGGTCTTTTGACCAATTATAAGCATTAAATATGGTTGGAAAAACAGATAAAAGCCCGACAGATTTTTTTACTCCCTTTCCTATCAACCCAAATTTTTCCGAAAGAATTTTAGCCAACCCAGACTTAAAACCCGTGCTTCCCACTGTTCCCTTAATGGGAAGATTTGCTAAATCAAGAATATCAGGTTCGTGCCTACTCAATACCTCAATTCTATTTTTTATTGCCTGTTTTGCACTGATGAGATTAGCAATTCTTGAATTAGCAGGCTTCAATTCTGGCATTACCGTATCAATAGCGTTATCTATGTTATGATAAGCCTGTTTGAGGCTTGAGTTTATGATTTGGTCTCCTGTGCTTTCAACATTCCACTTCTGCATTCCTTCTACTACCTTTTTAATCCCATAAGCAGTTTTAAGTGGAACCTCCTTTATATTTATTCCTTTAGGGATATTCCCCTCTAAATCCTTGACTATCCCGTATATTTCATTTATTTTTGCCTGATGTGTCTCTGGGGCCTTTGATAATTTATCTAAAGCATCGTAAAATGGGTCTAACATCTGCTCAAGGTTTATCGCTTTAATCTGATTTTCAGGAAGAGAATAAATCCCTTTTACATAAGAATTAAGTTCATCTAATCTTTTATTAACCTTATTGCCTATACTATTAATGTTTAACCCCCATATTCCCTCTTGGGCAATACCTTGACCTGGGTTTTTCCCAAATGAAAACTCTCTATGGCGTGGCTTAATAATAGAATTTATCAAGTCTCCCGCTAATTTATTCCTTCCGATTGCAGATGCCTTATACCCTTTGGCTATACCAAAACCTGCACCCAAAGCAGTTCCTGCTCCTATCCCAATACTTGCCAAGTTTTGCGTTAAAGTCGGTAGTTTTGGCAGTTCTTCTCCAGCAATTTTTATCAATTCATCGTCGGTAAAGGAAGATAAATCTGGCTGATTTGCTATACTCTCTAATTCTTTATCCGTATATTGGCTTAAATCTGGCATTTTAAACTCCTTTTAATCACTATGGAGATTATTTATTATTGCCTTTATTGTTTACTCTTGCGCCTTTGAAGTTCTGCCCTTGCTTGTTCAGGAGTAATCGGTATTTTGGAAACTATACCTTGATTGATATCCTTATTTATTTTACGTGTCTGCCTTATATCATCTACCAATCCAGATAATTGTTGCATTTTTAATAAACCAGTCTCATAACTATCTGTAAGTTTAGGGATTAACCTTATAACAGCCTTTTGTTCATACTCCGATAAATTACCCACATCTCCCATACCTCTTGCCAACTGTGCCCTGATACCTTGAACAAAATCAGCATAAGCCAAATCTGCTCTTTGGGCAGAAGTAGCCTGGAGCCCTTTCTTTAAAATATCCCAAGCCCCTAATGCTGGAACAAGTCCTGCTTTTGTTATTAACCCCTTGTAAGGAGATGTTTTAATCCATTCTTGTTTTACTCTATTGCCTACTGCTTCTAATCTTTCCGCTTTAGAGATTGTAGTTTCCCTTTCTTTTGCCGCTGCAAGTTGAGACTGTTCTTTTATTTTTGCTTCTGGAGTTTGTCCAAAAGAAATTCTTAAATCCCCTGTGGTAGGGTCAAGTGTAAAACCAGTCAAACCAATATCGGATTTATTTTCTATCCTGTTTTCAGTTTGCGTATTCAAACCAGCATTTTTCAATATATCAGAAATAAATCTTTGCTTCTTTGTAAGGTTTTCTTCCTCGTATTCTTTTTTTAATGTAAATTCCTTTTCCTGCAATCTCTCTTTTGCCTGCTCTTCCTTTTCCAACAATCTCTCTTTTGCCTTCTGTTCCCCTTCAAGTAATTCTTTTTTTTGCTCTTGTTGAACCAATATCCCTAAAACATTTAATAAAGGATTAAATGCTTCTTCTCTACGCCTGCGTGCCTCAATACCTAATGCTAATGGGTCTCCCAAAGCCATAATAACCTCCTTATCTATTAAATGAACTTCCTAAACCACCACCTGCAACGCCGCCAAGCAGTAGAGACATAGGTAATCCCATTCCATAAATTCCTGGCCCTTTAGTTATGGCTGATAATCCAGCAGCCCCTAACATTCCTAAAGCAGTCCCTAATCCGCCATAACTTCCCCCAGATTGACCTAATTGATATTGATAAGGATAAGCCTGATATTGCGCTGCTGCCTGCGCCTGGCCTGCCTGCCTGCCCATAGCCGTTAACCCATATTGTTGCTGTTGCCCATAGAGATTAGCCAGATTAGCCAGATTTTGCCCTGCTCCCCCTTGCATATATTCCGTAAGCGTTCCTGCCCTTGAGAGGGCATTTGCCCTGGCTTGCTGCCTGGCATTAGCCTCTTGTATGGCTAATTCTACCCCAGCCCTGCCCATCTGCTCAATGGGTATGCCGCTTCTTAATAATCCCCGCCTCTGCGCTCCTCTATTGATATAATCCTCTGCTAATTGCAGTTGGGGTTGTAAAATGCTTTCATAATAGGCATAAGGGTCTTTTATCTCTGTCAAAATCTGATTATACAAATTAGCCCCTATATCGCCAGCACCTTCCAAATATTGCTGTGTAGGAGTAAGATACCCAGCAGGGGCTTCTCCTAAACCCATCCTTGATTTAATTATCGCCTCTGCTAATTTCCCTAACTCAAAACTACTTGGATATTGGACTTCTTCCCCAAGTTGTAATTTACCCCGTTTATAAAGTTCTTCTCCAGCCTGGGTAATCCCCTGCTCGGCTTCTTCCTGGTCATCCCCGCCAAAATCCCCTCTCTCGCTTTTTATTACCTTTAAAAAATGTCGCCATAAGTTTTTAAGCATTTTCCCTCCTAACTGTATAACGGCGTATATTGTTTTGTTTTTCTGTTTTTCCAGTAGAACTTTCCATTAACCATTTTCTCCCTGAACCAGTTTCTTAAATACAGCAAGTTATCCCTATTCCTGTATCCCTTTAAGATAAAAAGGTTGTTTATAAAGATACCCTTTGAATAAACCTTCCAACTATAAAAACCAACAGGGATATTATCCCGATAAATAAAGCGTAGAGTATCAGTTTGAACAGCCTCTTGTAAAGAAAGCCTGATTTTTTCCCTGTCATCTGATTTTAAATCAATATCCTCTTCAATGAGGTTTAATAAAAAATTTTCCACTAATCAACCTATTATCGGCTATTGCCTCTCGGATATTTTGATTAACTTTTGGGGTTAAATATTGCAATAAATCATCCATATTAATATTGACAAATTCAAATTTTATGTTAGACTAAAATTGCTTGCAAGAAACGGATTTTTTGTATCTAACTTGCCCGTTAGTAGGTGTAGAAATTTAACCGTTTCTTTCAAGCCACCGAAAACGGGCTTTTTAATTAAAAAGAAAATATGCCTAAAGGATATAGAAAAGATAATGGAAAACCAATTGGTTATTGTAACAAAGGACGACCAAGCCCAAGAAAAAATGGTAGATATAATAAATGTCAACAATGCAAAAAATTGTTTTATGTTATTAAATGTAGAATAAACCAAAGAAAATTTTGCTCTCGGAAATGTTTTAATCATAGTCTTATGGGAAAACCAGGTAAAAATCAAGGTTCTAATAATGGTAATTGGAAAGGTGGAAAACATAAAAATTATCACGGATACATAATTGTCCTTAATAAATCTCATCCTTCTTGTGATATTAATGGTTATATTAAACAAAGTCATCTTGTAATAGAAAAACATATTGGCAGGTATCTTAAATCTGAAGAAGTTGTACATCATATAAATCGTAATCCTTCTGATGATAGAATTGAAAATTTAAAACTTTTTCCTAATAATAATGAACATATTAGATTTCATAGATTAAATTATTAATCAACGCTACATGCAATCATCGTTACGTAAGCAGGGACATTATCCCCTGACGCCGATGTCCCTGTTACCGTGCCTGTCCCGCCTGCGTCAGAAAGCGTCTTATTTACCCCGCCCTGACTGGATGCCCCGCCTGCGCCAGTTGACCAGGCAGCGGTAAAGGTGCCGGAGGTCTGATTTGCAAGATAAATATTCTCTGTAGAATACCCTACGGGAACGCCGTGGGTATGGCTTGGGCCAGCAAAAGTCCCTGCCGTATGAGTATGGGTATCTGCGCCGCTAGTTGAGCCAGCCGTAGCATTTATCCTGACAAATTTATTGGAATAGGTTGAGGAAACATTCGTAGTTCCAGAAGGGCAAGTCCCGCTGACCATAAAAAATACCGCCCCAGAAGGAAGCCCCAGACCATAGGCATTACCAGTCCCGCCATAGCCTTTAGCGACTGTTGTCCCCTGCCAGGTGCCGGTGGTAATCGTCCCTAACGAGGTAATATCAGTATGGGTATGGACATTATATTTAGTGGCGACTTCGTTGTTGTTGGCATTGGTCTCCGAGGAAGAAATAGTAGTCTGCGGAGAAAAACTGGTCGGAATACTGATGCTGTTATTCGGGGCTGAAAAACACAAAATAACCGAGTAAAGAATAAAACCGATGACTAAAAATATTCTTTTCATAAAAATCCTCCTTTAATATACCACTAAAACAACTCCGCCTGAACCTGCTCCGCCAGTCCCGCCGCTTTTACCCGCACCGCCGCCGCCTGCGCCATATCCTGTAGCTGCAGTGCCATTGCCATTTTCGGAAGGCTGACCTGCTCCGCCTGCCCCAAAATAGGAACCGCCGCCACCACCACCATTCATACCACTGGTAGCGCCATTACCGCCGGAGAGGCTTCCGTAGCCTCCTGCTGTTGAGCCCGAAGCATTTATGGTATTAGAGGCACCAGAACCGGCTGAACCTGCTACGCCAGCACCGCCACCGTTGGCAGTAATCACCGTCCCTGTGCCAAATGTGGTATCACTTCCAGTTGCTCCTGTCCCCCCGCCTGCGCCTACGGAATAGGCATAACTGCTGCCTGCGGTTACATTATAAAGAAAATTAACTATAGCCTCTGCTCCGCCGCCACCTCCGCCGCCTGCGCTGCCGTTGCCGTTTGCTCCGCCGCCGCCTCCGCCGCATAACGTTATGAATATTTTAGAAATCCCCGTAGGAGCCGTCCAACTTCCAGAGCCAGAGTTATAAGCGGAAGAACCGTGGATAACGTATAATTGATGGCTGGTGGTATTTACCGCTACGGTAGTATTGTCTGTTTTATTGGCTAAATAATCCGCTGTGCTGTCTGCGGAATCCGCCTTTACTTTTTCATCGGTTGAGGTAACATTTATAAACTCCAGGGCGGTCTCTCCAGAATTGACTTTGACGGTCTTATTCGCCTGCCCCGAATAACTGTTAGGGGTATCGCTTAAGGTAAGAAAAGAAAAATTGCTGGAGATATTTTTCAGATTTTCGTAAATATCCTTAAAATACTGCTGACTTTGGATAGAGAGATTATCGTCTTTAGGCGGAGCGGATATTTCGGCAATCAAGAATAAGGGGATTAAGATTACCGCCAAGCTGACTGATAAAGAGATAAAATTACTGATAATCTTTCTCATATTCTATTCGTAGGCTCAATAAATATCTCCCAGCCGAAGATGGTAAAGCCCTGATTGGCGGAGTCGTTGTAGTATTTAATCTGGAACATACTTTTCCCTTTTTCTATTTCATTTCTGCCTACTATCAAAGACTGCCCTGACCATAAATCTACATCCCATAAAGCCGTATCCCATTTTGCCCCTGACTCCGATAAATCTATCTCTACCACCCTTCCGCTGGTCTCATAATCGGAACGGCATTCAGCATAAAGCACGGCATCGCCGATAGTCTCTGACAAGGCATAAGTTTTAAGCAACCGCCAGTATTTATCCCCCAATGCCAAATCGCTATACCTGAACCATTTAGTCTGGTAAAAGGCTGAAATCGGCCCCGTAGTAGCATTACCGTCATAATAGTTGGAAGAAGGATAACTGTCCACATACCCGCTATAATCCCCAAAGACTAAAATCTCCCCCTCTGTGCTATCCTCTGCCACGCACCAGGCATTGGCATTTATGCCGTTGAATTTAGTCCAAGCATTGTAAGTAGTATCAAAGAGTAAAACCAGATTATTTGTGCCTGACCCGCTTCCGCTGACCGAACCGTAGAAATTATCCTCAAAATTTATCCCTAAAGCATAGGCAGAGCGGGATGAACTTATCTTGGTATTTATGGTATTGTCAATCTTATCGGAGGCAAACTTCACCGTATAAGCACCGTCATATACCGCTTTTTTTCCTTCTGGGGTGGTAAAATAGATGATATTATTCACTATGCAGATTGACTGTTGCGACAATGTCCCAATGTCATAGACCATCTCCTGCAAGACAAAGGTATCTCTTTCCGAGCCAGACAGCCTCCAGATAGATTTATCCTTAAAAATATACAGGCTGTCATAGGCGGAGATTATCCCTCTGACCCTTGAGCCATCGGAGGTCTGGACATCAAAAAAGTCCGTAGCGGTAAAATCGCTGATATTGTCAAGCGCAGAAAAATACACCCTGGAAGGGTAGGTAGGGTTCCCTGATAAGAAAAGATGGTTCTTATGGTATTCCACCAGGCTTGCCGTAGGGCAATCGCTGTCAGAGGTAAGATAGGTTACAAAACCGCTTCCTGGCCATTTAAAAGGCTTATGCCCTGTGGTAGAGGGGATAGTGATGATAAGGTTATCCTCGGCTACGGCAAAATCAGCCAGGTAATTATTGGAATAACTGGAAGGCAGGGCGGCAAAGTCTATATTGTTCCAGGCCCCTGAAGCAGGGCCGCTGTCCCAGTTCTTCTTCATGGCCACCGCCTTATTATCGTTATTGGCAATAGCTACTACAAATTTATTGCCGTTATTCTTATGGTAAAAGGAAAGTCCAGTAATAGCGACTACCGAGCCGGTAGCGGCTTTTTGGACAGTATCGCTTGGAACAGGGTCAAAGCCATACCTCTTGACCAATGCTCCGCCGGTATCAAAAATAATGTTCTGAATATCCGTGGCTTCGTTATCCTGTATTTCACTCTGGGATAACTGGTCATTAAGTCCGCCCCAGTTCTGAAAATAAATTGCCTTTACCCAGGGAACTTCGGCATAACAGTTGTTAAGCAGGGAAAGAATACCTGCGGTCAAAATCACTGCTTTCCAGGCCATCTAATAATACTCCCGTCATCCTGTCAACGGACTTCCTCTTATAAATCCTGTCCGGTGAGAAAGACCCTATTTTAATTTTCATCATATCCAAGCCGTTCATAAACCTTGTTTCCGCCTCTATCTGCGCCTTATTTATATCGCCCTTCTGCATTAAAACAACCGATAATGCGCCATACATTAAAAGCCAATGCCAGTTATGCGGCATATCAGGAATGTCATAATCATTGGCTAAAATGGAAGGGATACGGAAATAACGGTAATAAAGCAACTGCGCAGTATTAGGAATATTATAGAGTTGCACCACCAGATTATTCAAGGTAATCTCGTAAGTAGTCCCTGATGATACCGTGGTGATAGTTTCAAAGGTAGTTATCTGCGTGGCGCTATCCACCGATTTTACGGTATAGACATTATTCCCAATACGTATTTTAGACATCCTGCCTAACCCCTCTACCGATGTCCAGGCAGTGCTTGAACCGGTAAGCGTAGTCCCAGAGCCAGATAAAGACCCCGTAGTATAAGTATCAAGTTTAGTCCCTATCATTACGCTGCGTATCGGGTCAGAGTAAGAATTGGGAACGGGGAAGGACTGGTCGTAATTTGTAGGGTGGGTATCAAAAAGAATAATCCCGTTTTTAATCTGGCGCAGGATTTTGTATTTATCCACATCTGCGGCCAGGCGGTATTCATCCTTAAAAATCGTGAATGTTTTAGAACTGCCCGTAGTCCCGCAATAGTTATTTTCCAGAACTGCCGTCCCTGCGCCTGTGTCCACGGATTTTATCCTGTAATATTCGTTCTGGCTTTCTATCCTGATTTTTCTTCCTGCCATCCCAGAGGTAAGGGTAGAACCGGAAAAAGTAAGGTTGGGCGAACCATTGGTAACGCTGACTGTCCCCGTAGTATAAGTGGCGACAGTTTCTATCACGCCTTTATCCTGAATATAATAAGGCCAGTCGTGGTGTTCAAATACCCTCTCCAAAGCGTGCTGGATAGAGCGGTTGACTAAAACCCTCTGGTCTTTTACATTTGAGATATTTTCTATATCAGTAGCCAATTCCAAGCGGGTCATAAGATTTATCCTCCCTCTAAAATTCTGCACTCTGACGAACTTTCCGCTATCCCGTAAATATCTATGTTGTCCTCAATATAAAAAGAAATTGACTGCCTCGGGTATATCGGATAACCGTTAGCCGTAGTAACAGAACTATTGCCCAGATAAACTATATTGTTTGAGATATTCACTATCACAATAGATAGCCTCTCGGATAACGGGGATGTCGGTATTTTAGTGGCAGAGGTAGCAATCGTAACGGTTCCCTGCCTGATAGATGACCTTAACATCATCCCGATAATCAAGGTTCCGTCATCCTTCCTTAAATACTCATTTCCCGTAAAATGCTTTATGCTCATTCTTTCTTTAAAAGCAATTCCTTGCGCAGAAGTTCCTCTTCTTTGGTCGCCAGGAAGATTTCTTTCTGCTTATTGTTTTCTTCTTTCTTAAGGATAGCCTCAAATAATTTATTGTTCTCTTCTATCTTTGCCTTGACATCAAGGTCTTTCTGCTGTATTTCCTTTAACTGCGCTTCATTCTGCTTGATTAGATTATGGTATTCTTCTATTTTAGGCTGGACTTCTTTCCGTAAATCCTGCAAGTTGTTAATCTGATTTGCGACTTCCTTTTTATGCTCTCTGATGGCGGCCTCGCTTAAGTCCACTATTGACTTAATATTGGCTATCTCATCAAGTTTCAATTTTGCTGAAAGTTCCTTGCCAGCGGCCATCTCAAGTTTTTTATTCGCCTCCTCAATCAAGGTATCAGCCTTATTGGACTTCTCCTGCGCCTCGGTATTTAATTTTTCATACCTTATTTTTTCATCCAGGAGTTTTTTCCTTTCGTCCTTTATCTTGGCGTTTTCTAATTCCCTTTCATCCAGGTCAATCTTCCTCTGCCTATAATCCGACTCTGCCTTCTGCAAGGCGTCAAAGCGGTTATCCATATCGGTAAACTTTGCGGTCTTTTCTTTCTCAAAATTCTGCCTTTCCTGGAGCATTTTTTCCTTATGTTCCGACTCAAGGCTGGCAATTCTTCTCTCCAGAGAGATTAACTGGGTCTTATACTGGCCGATTTTACCCTGCAAGACTTGAAACTCCGCCTTTTTCTGCTCCACCAGATTTTTTACCGCCTCTACATAAAGGAACTGGTCTTGTTGTTTTTCTGGAATTTCCAATACTGCGTCTTTTTCTTTGTTCATTTCTTCTCCTTGTTATAAAACTTCCGTTCCCCAAAATCCGATTAAACCCAGAAGCGCAAGCGGGGCTATCTCAAAAGGAAATGACCCGCCCATCAGCACCAAAAACGACACAAAGGAAGCAAAATAGGAAAACCCCACGATATTATCTTTTTTATAATTGAATTTCCTGATGCTGTTTATCACCACCAAAACCATCAGGATAATCCCGATAAGACCTAACTCCACCAGCCTTTCCAGCCAGTCATTATGGGCATTTCCCCAATACCCCAGATGCAATATATTCCAAGTCTTAAAAATCCCTATGCCCTGCCCGAAAATGACATTCTCCTTGAATTTCTGCAGAGTCATAGCCCATACCTCAAGGCGTCCTGCAAAATCCCCTATGAATAATTTTAAGTTAAAAAGCAGGATTAAAACTGCGCCTATGCCTGTGCCAAGAGCAGCAATAAGTATTTTTCTATTTTTTAGGTTTAAAAGAAAATAAACCGCTAATCCCAATAAGGCGCATACTTTCGCCATAATTGACTGCGAGATAAATACCCCCGCCAATACCAGAATAAACCCCAATTTGTATTTGTGTTCTTTGAATATAAGGAAAAAAGGAAGGCATAAGGCTAAATAGGCGCCTGCGATATTGGAGTTATCCAGGCAGGCAGAGAACCTTACCCCCTCATCATAAAATATTACCTTTTTACCGAACATATCCCAGCCGAAATACTGCAGGCTGGCTATTACCGATACTGCCACTGCCGAAAAACACAGTGTCCTGGCTATCTTGACAAAATCATCCTGCTCAAAATAGGAAAGCGCAATATAAGAAGCCCAGACCGCAAAGATAATATGCAACATCGGCTCCAAAGTCCAGATATTAAGCGCCTTGCCCGATTTTATAAAGTTAAGCGAGAAGGGAATATAGAAATTGATAATGATTACTGCAAAGACCCAGATTAACAGCCAGGAGAAATATTTATTGAAATACCTCCTGCGCAGCCCCGTTGCAAAAGAATAACAGATTAACCCCATACAGATTATGTCAAAGAAGGTTGATTTAGGCAGGCGGAATTGGTCGGATAAAGCCTTATTAGGAAAGACTACCCAGGGTATTATCAATAAACAAATATTAAAAAAAGCAGTCATATTAGAAAGGCGGTGATTATGGCTCACCGCCAAAGCCAGATGCTGACTATTTATGGATTTTTGGCTCTAACCAAACCCACCAAATATCACCATCAGTTGACGATGCCTTGAGCGCCCTACCTAAAATACCACCAGCAGTCCCATCAGATGTAGAGTATTCGGTTGCCCTGCCAGCAGTAGTTGAGGTTGAAACTAAATCCCCTTCTGCTAAAGAGGCAGCGCCTGTTCTGGTGAACCAGACAGCGTGCGGGCCTCTAATGGCAACACGGCAAGAAGTCCCTGCGGTGCAAGTCGGGTCTTCTATTACACCGATGACCATTTTTGAATCTGCGGTAGAGGTAGTAGTGATATAAGCACCCAAAGTAGAACCCGCCGTCGCCGAGGTATCAAGTATGACTATGCTTTTTGAGGTGATGTCAGAACCAGAGTTGTTATAAGCAACAGTAAGCACTTGATTATCCAAATAGGAAGTTCCTGTGGCTGACGAGGGGCTCATTTCTGCCCTAACTTGCGCTGAAAACCCAAGCACTAATAGGGCAAATAGAATGAAAATACTAAATTTTTTCATTTTATCCTCCCTATTAATTATCGGTATCAACGTTGCCCTGCAGGATACCCTGCCGAGCCAAGTTGTTGCAGACCAAGTTTCCTGCCCAAAAGATGCGGCCGGTGATGGAGTCTTCATTCGTAGGCGTAATGAAATCCCTGATGGACATATCTCTATCCCTATGCACCAGAAGTTTCATATATTTCAGGTTTAATAGGTAGGCCCTTGAAGAAGGCATCCCATCATCATAAATAACTGGAGTGCCAAAGAAGTTAACGTTTTCAAAACCAACATCGCCGAATCTGGTCTGTGGTGAAGGAGTGTTATATGTAAGTGTCCCTGTAAAAGCCTTCAATAACAGACTATATCCGGTAAGAGTCATAATTGCAACGGTGGGAGACTCATCCCCACGGCTGACGTTCAAAAGCAAAAGCCTCATACTGGCTAAACCATCAGTCCCGAACCCTGTGGTTACGGAATCTGATTTATGCCGCCAATAGGAATCGTTTTTGTTAACTTACAGTTACTTCTTCCTGTAAGACCAGACTATCGCTTACCGATTTTATCGGCTCTACTCGCTTAGTCGTTACCACTGCACTTGAGGTATGAATGGTTTTTAATCTTTGGCATTCTCTATAAAACCATTCGTATTTATCAAGAGTTTCTTTATCAAATGGCAGATAACGATTATTTTCGTGTTTTTGATATACACGATTATCTTCAAATCTAATCCCTAATTCTGCCTGACTTTTCTTGATTCTTAAAAAAGGTAGAATTTGTTTTAAGAATTGTTGTGCTGATTTCCTATTTATTTCCCATCTCCAATTATCTTTATGTTGATTATCATATTCACTTGCTTTTATGTGATATATGCTTCCACCAAAGCATCCATACATAAAATCAATAGGTTCAGCATCTAACAAATTCATACTGACTTGAAGTGAATATTCAGGATTTCTTTTTTTATTAAAATTATTCACTTTTTTGATAGATATACAACCTTCACCATCAATCAATCCTGCTGCATATCCTCTTTCCCAAGTCTTACGACCTTTCATTAGTTACACCTCAATGCTTGTGAGGGGTCTGCATTCCAGCATTTCCCCTTATCAGAGTAAATTGTTAAAGCAGCCCTATTCTTTTTCTTTAAGGTTGCTCTTGAAAGACCGCCTACTGTTCCCGTAGTAGTAGAATCAGTTAGGAAGGTGCGCAACCCTGTAATACCAAGGTCGCTATCTCCCTGGTCTGATAATACGCCAACACTACTACCAGCAAGAGTTTCCTTCATTGATTCTTCCGCCATCTCTATCTGCGCCGCAATATAGTTAATTGCTGCGGTTGGGTCATTTCCGGAGTTCTGCAGGAGTTTAGTCCCAGATAAGGTTATATCCAGGGTAATTTGCTTCCTGCCATAACAGGCAGAAGAAACTAAATCCTTTTCCGAAGTAGTGAGTGCGGTATTTCCGGTATATGCCTGCCCAGTGGCTAATTCCTTGAAAATAGGCAAGCGGTATTCAATACCCCCGCTCTCGTATTCCTTATGACCGATTTTATTCAGAAAATAGAAAAGGGGAATCCTTGTGGTAATATTATCGGCTATCTTTTTACTAATCAACGGGAGAGTTATAGAGTTAATGGTATTCAACTCTATAACAGAAGTTCCCATATTAGGATTAGCCATTAGATTAGATTCTCCTTAAGTTTTAAGGCTATTTCCCTAACCCCTTCATCAGCAAATCGGCGTAAGAAGATTTTTTGGTATCAATCTTCTCCGTTGCCGAAGTAATGCCTGACGCTGAAGAGGTAATAGCCTTTCTTTTATCTTCGGTTAACGGTTTTTTGCCTTTTAACAGGATTGCTTGCTCTATTTCTTCTATCGGGACTTCATATTGAAATATCTTATTGATGGAAACATTCGGATGCTGTAATGCCTTTTCCGCAATAACCTCACGATATTTCTCCACCAAGTCCTTGCCAAATTTGGAAGAAAGTGCCTCCAAATCTTTTTCTATCTGGATTTTTCTATCTTCCATTAACTTGCCTGAAGTTGCCATAGCAAAATCCTTCAATGATTTAAAGTCTTTTACAAAACTATCCATATCTTTGTATCCGACTTTATCAAGGAAGGCCGCTATGCCTTCTTCCTGCGCTATGGTTCTAAACTGCTCTAAAGCAGACCGCTGCTCAACAGGAGCTTCGGTAATAAGTTTATCCAAAGTCCGTATATCTTTCTTTTCAGCAGCGGCAAGGGGATTACGCTTTTGTTCAATATGCTTCAGCAGGACATCCTTGGCTTCGGCAACGCTTAAACCCGCCTTTACCAGCTCTTCCTGGGCTTTTTTGAATTCAGCGACTTCTTTGAATTTCCCCTGATAGCCATCCTCAAGAAGTTTAGCCTTTTTTGATAGAAGTTCTTTTATCCGAGGTCTTTCCTGTTCTGGAATATCAGAGATGTCTATCCCAGAGACGTATTCAGGCGTTTCACCAGATTTCGTTTCGCCTGTTGCCTCATCGCCAGATATTCCTTCTTTTGTTTCAGCCGCAGGGACAGAGGCGGTATCTTTGTTTCCGCCAACAGCATCTGCGATTGTTTCTTTAAGGGTTTTATCTTGGTTTGACATTGGTTTTTAATCCTTTCCTTTCTACATAATGCTTTCTTTTGCTTCTTTTCCCCAGGGGGCTTTGCCATCAGTCGATTGCTTTGGGGTAGTCAGGTGTGAACGTGTTTCCTTTACCCCTCCGCTTGAAGGAACTGATTTCCTGTCGGGAGTGATTTTCTCCTTTGCCATTTATCCCTCCTTACTTGGTTAATAAAATGTTTATCTGTGCCATTTACTGCTTCCCTTTTTGCCCTTATTTATGCTTGCGTAAAATACCGATTTACCTTTTTTAGCCCCATATTCCCGCTGCATCGCTTCCATAACTTTAGTGCCGGTTTTAGTTATAGGGTTTTGTGCCGGAAAATTGCTCCTTCCTGATAAAAATTCGCTTGCCCCCTGATGGGCTAAAGTGTCGGCGTCTTTATAACTGCCGTGCATTTTTATCTTCTCCACCAAATCTTTCATCCTACCTCCTTTTTAACAATTTATGGTAAAGCCCTTTTTCTCTTAACTCGCTTGTTATCTGGTCTCTGATAAAAGCCTTGCCTGCCGTTTGATAACTATCTTTCCTGCGGGATATTTCCTTAACGTGCCTCTGGTAATCCTGGGTAAAATCATCGCTTAATCCCCGCTTCTTGATTTCCTTCTGCCAGTGGTCTTTACCCCTTATCTCAAGAGGCTGCTCCTGCAGGGAAAACTGATGGGTGAAATGATAAAGTTTATCTTTAGTGGTATTAAAAACCCCCGCCCCCTGACAATGGCAAATCCTCTCCCACCATCCGCAGGATTTACAAATCATACTTCCTCAACGCTGATTTTTAATTTTACCAAACCAGGGCGTTCATCAGGATAAAACCCGCATCCAGAAATCAACTTTATCTCTTGGCCTTCCCTTTTTATACTCCAGGCAGGGCTTGCCCAGACCACCAATTCATCTTTTGAAACTTCCTTCTCCGCTTCTTTTTTCTTGGTCATTTTTTTCTCCTTTAGATTTTTACATCGCCTCTTCGCCAGTGCCTACCCCCATATTGTGAGATGACTGGTAAATATCCCCTTCTGATGGGATGCCCTCTCTTGCCTTCTCCGGCATAATGCTCCTGCGGGGCGACTTGATGTCCCCTTCCTGCGGTGTTGCCCCCTGCTGCGCCTGTTGTGCCCCTTGCGGGAATAAACCCATCCTTCTGGCTGTCTCTACGAAGTGCTGGTCAATTAAAGGCGTTCCGGCGGCCTGCTGATGTATCTTTAAATGCACATCGTGGGGTTCATTAGGCCCGACTGTCTGGGGATGCCCCGCCAACATCAACTGGTTTTCTAACTGCGCCCTCTGCATTTCTTCGTCATCGCTGCTGATGACTATCTTATCTATGTCTTTAATGAATTTCCAGCGCTTAATCCCCGCCTTCAAGGTCTCATCCTTCTTTAACCTCTCGGGAGCAAAAGAGGCGGCAAAGGCCAGGAAATCCAATAATTGCTTTCTATCCACGGTCTCATCTTTAGGCGGGGCGGTGGAGCCGGCGTCAATGCCGAAGAGCATCTCGGAATTTACCCGACGTAGCCTTTCTTTAGGGTCATCCGGCAAATCCGGCCACATAATCTCGGTAGCAGGCTCCCCGATTATCTCGGATATTCTCTCCCTGTCATAAAAATTCCACAACAGATAAGCCAGTTTTTTGGCTACCTTGACCGTAAAGTCCTCCACCACATCTACCCTGGCCGAGGCCTTTAACTGCAGACCTGACTGACTTATCTGCGCTTGGATACCAGTGCGCTGACCCTGCTGCGCCTGGAACATCAACTGCCCCATATTCGTGCCCATCTGCAAGTCCTGTTTGATTATCGCATCTACATCAAAAATCTGCGAAGGTAAATTGCTGATTTGGCTCATCTGGAAGGCGGCAATATTGGAGACCTGGATTAACTGCACCACGTCAGTCTCCTCCAACTGGCGCATATCCTCCTCCGTAGCCAGACCACGCTGGGCAAGGATTATCGCCGAGGCACGCTTGCGCCATTTTACCATCTGTGTCCTGGCCTGGGACTGCTCTATGATTTGCGGCAATATCGGCAGGATAACATTCGGAGGGTAAGGGTTGGATTTATCCTGGGTAGGCAGGGTCTCGTCAAATATCAACGGCTCATAATCAAAACCATCTTTTGCCGACCACCAGTCCCCTTCAAAATGCGCCTCCTGTGCCTCCATTGAAAGCGTATAATTCTTGCGGTTGCGCCTATCCTGGATATGATACAGGCGGATAATATCAGTCTCGCTGTCAGAGCCGCCTAAATTATTATACCCTGGCTTATGCAGGTTAGGCGATACCCCCGCAGTCCTTATCTCCCTTGAGGGCTTAATATTGGATTTATTTTTGTAAATCGGGTTTGCCAAAAAATCTATCTTCGGGACGTCTTCTATCTCTATCAGGTAGGGCATATTCTCTATCAACTGATACCCCTCTGGAAGAAGCATATTCCAGGAGGATACCCAGTTAGCGAAAATACTCTCCTCTTCTATGTATTGATTTAAAATGCCCTGCTCCTCCGGCGTAGGCTCTTTTTTTTCCTTCCTGAAAACCCCCAGGATAGTATCCTTGATTTCTTTTACTAAACCTTTCTGCTCTATCTCCTCCAACTTGGCAATATCCTGCCCGATTTTAGCGGTATAGCCGGTCTTTATCCAGCCAGGGGGCATTAAGAGGGCGGATTTAATCACCCGCTTAAATTGCTGTTTCATCTGGAGTTTCCGCCAGTAGAGGTTGATAACCGTCTCCATTGTCTCGGCAAAACTTGCCCAGTTATCGTGCTTCGGCTTTACAAAAATAAACGGGTCTCTAAAATACACCAGAGGCACCAGGTTATCCACATACCAGTTGACAAAATTCACATCCACCCGCTCTGGGTCAAATCCCCCATACAATCTATTAAAATAGGCGCAGTTGTATAAGTCAATGCTGTCCTTCCAGAGATTATGGTATTGTTGCTGTAAACCGTATGAGCGCTCTATCCTGCCTTTCCAAATCCTTAACTCTCCTGTTTCCATATCCGCCTCTTTTTTTTAATAAGCAAAAGTCTCGTATTTGCCTGTGCTGCCTAAAGCCCTGACCTTATCAAAATCAAATGTCCCCCGCTTTTTCATCCTGGTTATTGCTTCAGGGGTAAAGTAGAACATCGCCTCTCCTAAATCCCCCCTCTTTAAAATATCGTCTAAAATCTCCCCTATCCGTTCAAATTTCCTGCGGTTTTCCTCGGAGGTAAATTTCCCCGAGGACGCCTCGGTGTAAGGGTAATTGGGTTTTCTTACCGCATAGTAGCCCTTCCTTAAGACCTCCGGCAGAGTGGAGCCGAACTCCTTATCCCTTGGCGAGAGCCACCTGTTCAACGCCGACTGCAGGGTCATCCGGATAACCTCCTCCGGCTGGCCGACATTCTCGCCATAGCCCATCTGCATCAGGGCTAACCTGTCCTCTGGCGTTAAGTATAAACTACCCCCATCTACACTTTGAGCAATCTGCGCCATCTTCTCTGCTGTATCTTCTGCGCCGCCTCCTGGCGACTGATAAATGGGTTATGCCTCTGCTCATAATCTATCATCTTGTAAAATGCCTCCCAGTCATCGGCAGTGCCCCATTTCTTCCTCTCTTTTTCCGCAGGCGCCTGCTCGTAAAGCAGAGGTGCTAAACCAATCACCGCCAGGGCAAGCGAGATGACCCCGTCATCGTGCAAGCCCTCTGGGGCGGAATATTTTATCCTGCGGGAAGGCAGGATTTCATAATTAAAAGCCCTTAACTCGTCAATCAGGAACTGGGTAGAGGCGCAAGACGGTATGCCGATAAGCCCCTGCTCTATGGCGATGATTAACTGCTCGATGAGCGCCTCTTTGGACTTATTGGTGAATTTATAATCTTTAATATTTACCCCGTATCTTCTTAAGTCATCGGCGATAGGGTCGCCTAAACCGGTGGAGTCTATTACCGCAAGGTGTTTAGGGTATCGGGAGATGACCCCACGGATTAAATCCTTCTGCACCGCCCAGTCCAGGCGCCTCTCACGGTAAATATCCACCAACTGTTTATCGGAATTGCGCAGGACGCTTACCACGGTAAAATCCTCAGCCTTGCCCAAGTCTATGCCGATAGTGTAGAAATCCCTTTCCTTTGGCTCAGCCAACTCTCCTCTTAAGCAACGGGACAAGTTATGGAAAACACTCGCCTCATCCTCCAGGAACTCTGCTAACCACTCCTGTTTTAAAATCATTTCAGGGGTTGAGACCTTAATTACCTCCCACTCCTCCTTGGGGAAATAAGGGTTCGTATTGGTAGCATACTGCCAGGAGCGCCATTGAGGGTCAGAGGAGTCTTTGCCTTTAAGGAACAGCTCATAAAAAAACCCCCTCCCCTTAGGCGTGGAAATAAACAACGCCTTGCCCTGCCTGTCGCCTAAAGCGGGGCGCACCCCCTGCTCCCAACTCTCCTTGGAGATAAGTTTTGCCTCGTCCATAATCGCCAGGTCAAGCCCTGCGCCTAAGAGCCCGTCAGCACCCCTCTCCGCAGATTTGAACTCCAGCATCCCAATATCAAAGAGCAGTTTCATCTCGGTCTGTTTTTTGTCTATAATGGCGTCTTTAAGGATTTCCTCGGCAGTCATCCAGGACTCCCTGACTAAAGGAAAAGTAGGCGCTACCACCCAGCCCCTCTGCTTCCTGCCGTCCCTGGTATAGCGCTGGAGCATTATCTGGAAGGCCTCCCGCATAGCCAGGAAGGTCTTACCCCATCTTCTGCCGCAGGCCACCACCCGAAAACGGTGCTCATCCTGCTCTATCTGCCTCTGCAGGCCAAAGGCCTTGGGTATATTGATATTCCTGTGCATAAATAAAAAAGGCGCCTTCCTTTTAGAAAAGCGCCTTAGTCTTTAACCAGCCCTTTAATCCTCGTCTGTTAAGAGGGTTTCCTCGTCGCAGAGCACCTGGTTATCAATGAATTGCTGGATTACCGGCCTTACCTTATTCTGCCTCTTGATAAAGACTATCTTTACCTCTCCGCCTTTATAATAAGCCTTGAGGCAGGCCTTAAGCAGTTCCTCTTTCCAATGAGGCAATTATCTATCCTTGAGCCTTCTCCAGCGTTTAATCTCAAAAATCAATATCCCTAAAAGCAGGGCTACTATCAAGTCCTGCTGTAATAAATCTATAAACCGTCCTGGCTTAAAAATCCCTATACTGCCTATAAAAATCCTGTAAATAAGGCTCAAAGGTCTCTATTCTTCTTATCCCTTAAGGGAGAGGGCAATATTTCCTCCAGATAGACTTGACTATTGCCTTATCCAGGCCTTCCCAAAGAGGGACAGCATACCAGGGCTTTTCTTTAAGGCATATCCCTTTAGAATACCGGTAGGAGATTTCCTGGGCTTTCTTATAGGCAACGACTACCGCCAGAGAAAGGCTATCCATCAAAGCACTCTTTTCAAGTAATCAAACCAGTCCATAGAGCATCTTAAACAGGAGGCTTTATTACCTACCCAGCGGTGCCCTAAAATACTGCAGGCTGCCCTTTTAAAGGGGCTGGTGGTAAAGAAATACCTTAAGCACAAGACAAAGAGAAGGAGAAGGATTAAATAGATAAATTGCATTAGGACTTTTCGGTTGAGAGAGGGTAAGATTTGGGGATTTTAAAATGGAAAAAAAGATTTTAAAATGGAGAAAAAGATTGGGGGAGAGGGGCAATAGATATCTCCCCTACCCTCCTACCCATCCCCGACCCCTTCCTTCTCTTCCCTCTCATCCCTCTCTAACCCAATTAAAACTTACTAATAAACCTATTTGCCTTCTCCCGACGATAAACTATTCTCCCTCGTCGGTAATTCCCTATTACCCTCTTGGGAAATAGGTATATCCTCCGACGGTATTCTATTTATCGTCGGGGTTTCTATATTCTCCGGCGGTAATGTAGTCTCTTTATAGGCAATAATAATCTTGTCTGGGGATTTATTAGTTATCTGTGCCCTATCAATTACAAGGCCGGCTATCTTACTCCTATGCTCGTCTATACGATTAAGGTTAGTGATATCTTTTTCCTGTTTAGCCATTTCCCTGGTATCTTCAATATCTCCCTTTATCCTCTCCGGATTAAAGAAATCCAATCCCTCCGTAATCTTTCGTAATTGCCGGTATTTTACTCCCGAATTACTGCTTGTCTTTGTATATCCTGCTTTACGCATACATAGTGCTTTATTATATCCGTTTTCTTTTTTTTGTATTTCTATTTTAAACCTTTTCTCCTTTAGGGTTAATTCCCTTTTCCCTTTTACCATTTTACCTTTTACCTTTTACCTTTTACCTTTTACCTTTTTACCATTTACCAATATACCTTTTACCTTTTTACCATTTACCATATACCCTTATATTAAGTACCATATCCCCTTATACTAAGTGGTATATGGGATAAAAGATATAGCTTATATGTATCTTATAAATAAGGTGGCTAAGGGGCATCGGGGGTGGTGTGCCTGGCGATAAAGTCCTTGATTTCCAATAGGTGCTCGCTGATAAGGCGGAGTTTAGTAAGGCCTGCGCTAAAAAGAATCCTGCGCTCATCATTCCTGATGATGAAAATAGGCTTCTTCCTAAAAACCCCTTCTTCAATAATCATAATAAAAAATGGGAGGATAAACCTTAATTGCCGGCCTTTAGGTAATTTTAATATTTTTGATTTGCTGCCGGGGTTTTCCTCCCATATTGAGGGCATATTATACCAGAAAATCCTTCTTTGTCAATATGATTATTTAATCTCCGACGACAAAATAATTGAAAGTGCGCCTTTTAAAATCCTTAAATCAGGGTAAAAATAATCAAAATAATCCTTGACATAATTAAATAATATGTTATAATTAAGGTAGAAGTAAGGAAGGTTGAAAGCGAAAGGAGGTGGAAAATATGCGGTGCCCAGAATGTAAATCTACCCAGATTTATATTAGAATTAAGACTAATGAGGGAGTTTGCCAGAAATGCGGCCATACTTGGAGAAAAGAGAAAAAAAACAATAAATAAAAAGGAGAGAGGAAACTATGAATGCTGTCTTGAAAGCCTTAAAACTCTGGCGGCTGCAACGCCACGCCAAGAAGGCCAGGGAAGCCGTTAAGAAGGCTATGGATAAGCCTTTAGTCCTCAAAGAGCGTTGTTTATATTGCGGGGAGAGGTTCATAATAATAACAAAAGGCTTAAGCCTCGCCTCACGGGTCGCTTTTTTGTTAAAGAAATTTGAAATCGCCAGCCACCGCTTAAAATGTATGGAGCAGTTTTGGCAAAAAAAGGAGGAGGAAAGATGCCCGACAGATTAGAGCAAACCACCCGAAAAATCCTGCAAAGCGACCTGTTAAGGCAGGACGATTATACCTTGCACGAATTAATCCAGATTAGGGATGCCCTTTACATCTTGGACAAATACAACCTGGCGGATATAGACTTATTGCGGGAGGTAGAAAAATACCTGGAGGTTATCAGAGAAAGATGCCCCGTTATTTAAGGCTACGTAATCAAAGGGTTTTGGAGGATGGAAAAAGGCTGTATTTAAAGATAGAGCACCCCTTCGGGGATAAATTCAGCCTTAACGATAAGATATACTCTTGGCTACAGAAGGATAAAGAAATCGTGGTCAATGTAGCCGGCAGGCTGCAACTGATAAGCAAGGGGACAAGGTATTTATTCTGTGAGCAGGTAAAAAGCAAGTTCCCTCAAGGTAGCCCCTGGAGAAGGTACTGGTATTTAATTGAACCTCTGGCGGACAGGCAGATAAGGTTTTCCTGGGGAGAAGGAAAGGAGAAAAATGGATGAGCAGATGACAGCGCCTTGCGACAGGTGCGGGGGGGTTTTCCCCTTAAGCGAGTTAATCCCTGAAGATGACAGGGCATATTGCCGGGAGTGTTATGACGATTTGCTAAAAGAAGAGGGGGAAAATGGCTGATGAAATAGGGCATCTGGAATGGGTAGCGGTAAGGAGATTTGCAGAGGGCTTGCAGGACTGCTTTAAGGAAAAAATAAACTCTACCCATAATGAAGGACAGCGCAGCACCCTTCATTATGCCTTAAGCATCGTCAGGCTGCATTTACAACTGGCGGAATTAGATTTTGAGGCTTTTGCCCAAAAGCAGGAGAGGTATTTTCAAGGAAAAAAAACGCTTGACAAAAACAAAAAACAGGTTTAGAATTAAAGGCACAATTCGGAGGGTGTATGCAAGAAGGGTTAAGACATAAAAATAGCGGCGGACAAAGAAAAATCCACCGCTTTTATTTTGCCCCTGGGTTGCCTCCGAATAGCATAAAAGAAAACCCTTCTTTCCCAGGGGCGGATTATTTTATAAGGAGGCGTAATGGAGGATAACACACTGGTCTATAACCTGAAATGCCCGACTTGCGATACCCACAAAAGCGATTTGGGGCTATTGAAGGGTTTAGAGGAGTCGGTAAGGAAGAACTTTGCTGACTGGCCGGCTGATAAGCAGTGCGACCTGGTGGTGTGCTGGTTTGAGAAGACCTGGAAGGAAGAAATGGCCTTACAAATTGAGCGCTCCAAGAAAGAGGCGGCAGAGCGCATCCAGCAATTTAAAAAAGAGAACATCAAGGCTATAAATAAATAAGGAGGCTATTATGGCTTGGAAACAGCAAGGCAACAAGAAGGACAGGTATTTAAGATTTATGGTAGGCACAAGTTGGGAGGGTATTTACACTGGTGCCAAAGAACGCCCTAATCCCTTTAAGGATGGCGAAATCACCGATTATTACCTGACCATTGACGGAGAAGAAAAGATACTCTCCTCTACCTCTGGCATCCTAAAAGAAAACCTCTTTCCCCTGCCACAGGATACGGAGGTTAGAATTGAGTGCTGCCAGGCAAAGGGGAATAAGTTTTATAAGGTCTTTATTCAAGAGTAAGAAAAATCTTTACATCTTTAAGGGGATTAAATAATGCTTGACAAAATCATAATTCTATGATTTAATAATTGTCGGTAAAGGAGCGGATTATGGTTAAAAAAAATGGTCAGATTTTTTATTTAACCGACAACAAAAATAAAATAGGGGTGCAGAGGCAGGTCTTACGAAAGTCTGACCAGCGTAACTTAATCCGTTCCGCTTGCCAAAGCGCCCCCTTTTATTTGAGAAAGGTTTGTAATGGATTACATCAGTATTAAAAACCTTGAAAAGTATCAACCGAGTTATATAGACGGCAGGGCAATAATTTGGATAAGATGGGATATATCAGCCATAGGAGATTACAGAATTTCCAAACTTACACCCAGTCAAAGATGGCTATTTATTGGACTTATTTGTGTGGCTTGTAAGCAAAAAAACACTATTCCCTTGGATGAAAAGTGGATTTCCGAAGAAGTTAAATACCCTCTTAAGTCTATCCGTAATGATTTGAATATGTTACAAAAATATGAACTAATTGTAACTAATTGTAACAAAATGCTACAAAATGTACTTACGGACATATGTATTACAGACATATGTATTACAGACATACATAAGGCCAAAGAGATCTTTGATTACTTCCTCTTAAAGACAAAAAAGTCTTTAAAATACACCCAGGGGCGCCAGGGCATAATTGAATTGCGCTTTAAAGACGGTTTTACTTCTGAGCAGATGAAACAGGCCATAGATAATTTTGTCTTGGATGACTGGGTTGAACGCCATAAATTTGTGGATATAGTATATTGTTTAGGTATCAGGAATAAAGTAGATAATCTTGAGAAATGGCTTAATTATAAACCTAAACCACCCCAAAAAGAGGTAAAGTATGTCTAATGTTTGTTCAGCAATAATCCAAGAAATTCAAGGCAATATCCAAGAAATAGAAGAACAACTAGTTACTTTCCGAAAGTTATTAAGGCAAACTAAAAATGGCAAATTTAAATTAGATAAACAGAAATTGGAAGAGATTATTTTAGCGCTTACCCAGAAGAAGGAGGCTTTAAAATGCAGTATCCCACTATATCAGAGCATTTTGCCCAAGCGCAAAGAATTATTGCAGAACAAAAGCAACGAGGAAGAATAGAGTTTCCTACGGGATTAGATTTCTTGGATAATATTACTGGCGGGATGAAAAGAGGCGAAATCTGGATTATTTCAGGTAAAGCAGGCGCTGGAAAAACTGCACTTACTTTACAAATGGCCCGCAATTTTACTGATAATCCCGATAATAGCATTTTGTTTCTTTCTTTAGAATTAAAGGGCTGGCAACTTATGTTGCGGATGTATTGCGAGATGAATGGCATTGACTATTCAGATTTATCCAATAACAGAGTAGATTTTGACCCAAATTTTGTAAAAATCTTTGAGGAATATATAAAAAAAATAGATTTTGAGATTATTGAAAGAGGTTATATATTTTCCGAAGTAGAGCAGATAATTAAAGAATATTATGAAACAAAGCCTCCAGATATAATTTTTCTTGATTTCATACAACTTGTAGAATGGAAGAATTTTCAAGAGGAACGTATTGCCCTTATGGAATATATCCGCAAGATAAAAGAGACTGCCAACAAAACTAATATTGGTTTTGTGATAGTGTCGCAATTACGCCGCTTGCCTTCTGGTGCTGATTACAATAGGCCTCCAGACTTGCAAGACTTGATGGGCAGTGGTTGTGTTTATGAAAATACTATTGTAGAAGGAGAAAAAATAAAAGATATTTATAAAAATAAAAAATATTT